TATAAATATAAAAGCCATTATTTGGCAATATTAAAATGGGCGAAGGGGGATGAGTCAAAACCAAAACAGAATTTTGCAGGGGTAAGTTATACCGAAGAACAGATTGCTAAATTTGATGATGATCCAGAAGATTTGATCAAAGAGTACAAAGGAAAATTGGAAGGGGAAGTGAAATGATTAAGTATCACGAGTTGGAAGGATATAAAAATTGTGGCGAGATTGGAATGTTTAGCCATGTTTATGAATTTTGGCAAATTAAAGAACCGCACAGAATCATCTTGATCAGAGCCTTTGATGTTCCGGTTGCATCGGTATATAAAGGGGTGTTGCTATCGGATGGCCGTCAATATGAAAAATCACAACAGCTTACATATGATGAAAAGGAAAGTCTTGAATATTTATTGGGAGAAATTAAAGAGTGCCGTTTCCAAGATATTTTTTCCGGAACAGGGCTCGCAGAGGGCATGAAAGATTGGACACCGATTCCCGATAAAAGGGATGAGAAAGCAGATAAAAAATGGGAAGCAGCACAAGATGAAATGGATGGTGAATAATATGGATGAGGAAAAAATTAAAAAAGATGCATACGCCAATATTGTATCGGGTGGTTGTATCGGCAGTTGTCTTATTATTTTAATTTTATTAGTTGTCATTGTTTCCGTATTTATCAAAGCTGCCATTTGGCTATTTACATTGATACCATAGGAGGTAGAAGAATGAACAACGGCGAAAGACTAGACATTCTTGAAGTGAGTTTGATGTGTGGGGAAGATGCAAGATGTGAAGATTGTCCACTATATATGGAGGATGATTGAAAGTCGAACCATTATGATGGAATGCTCTATACTCAAGCCATAAGAGCAATTAAAGAATTATGGTAGCAGGAGGAAAGAAAATGACAACATACATAAAAGACAATTGGATAAGAATGTGCAGAATAATCAAGATGGGTAGACTATGCAGAAAGTGTTCAAGCTTAATGATAAGGGCGGAAAAGCACGGTGGAAAAAGACAGCTTTGTATTGTCAAGGCGCGGAAATATTCCATGAAGCTGAATGTTTTAATGGAGGAACTAAAATGAATAATCCAATTTATAAGCCTAAGGGAGCGGCAAAAGAATATGGAGATTTGGCAATTAATATCTACACTGGTTGTAATCACGGCTGCACATACTGTTTTGCACCTGCTCTGCTTCGGAAGAACCGGGAAGATTTTGAAAAGGTTAAGTTGCGAAAAGATATTGTTGAATCGGTTAAGAAACAGATAGAGCGCGAGCAGATCATGGGAAAGATGATTCATTTATGTTTTATTTGCGATCCATACCCTGCTGATATCGACACAATGCCGACTAGAGAGATTATCAGAATTATTAAGAAAAGTGGAAATTATGTGCAAATATTAACCAAGGGAGGATTTCGGGCAGAAAGAGATTTTGATCTTTTGGATGATAATGATAATTTTGGGGTTACTTTTGCCGGATATAGCGCTTTAGATTTTTTTGGCGCAAATGATATTGAACCGAAAGCGGATGCGCCAATATCACGCCTTGCTAGTTTGCAAACAGCACACAGAAAAGGAATAAAAACATGGGTGTCATGCGAGCCCGTATTAACAGCAAGAAGTATATATGACCTTATTGTGATTCCTGATTATATTGATTCTTATAAAATTGGAAAATTGAATTATCACTCGTCAGATATTAATTGGAAAGAGTTTGGAAACGAATGCGAACGACTTTGCAATCAGTACAATCGGCAATACGTAATCAAGGACGGATTAAGAAAGGAAATGGAAAAATGAACAAAGTAATTTTATTAGGAAGATTGACAAGAGATCCAGAAGTTAAGACCACACAGAATCAAGTGGAGCTTTGCAGTTTCACCGTCGCAGTCGACAGAAGCTACAAGGACGCAAACGGAGAAAAGCAGACAGATTTCATTTCATGCATCGCGTGGCGGCAAAAAGCAAAACTGCTCGGTCAGTATTTTGAGAAGGGTTCACGAATCGGAATCATTGGCAATCTGCAGTCCAGAAATTATGATGATAATGATGGCAAGAAAGTATATGTTACCGAAGTATTAGTGGATGAGATTGAATTTGTTGATTCAAAGAAAGACAGGGAAGAACAGAGAGAAGAACCGGAAGAACAAGAAGTTGTGCCGGAAACAGGTGTGCAACAATTTTATCCGGGGACGGATGATGATACATCGTTACCGCATGATCTGTGATTGGAGCAAAATGGAACAGACAAACATGTTTGAGTTGTTATGTGCAGTTAATAGGCCGAAGCCAAAGGTATTTGTAGGCATGAGAGTATACCAGGTTGTTCTTGATGTTATTGAAACAGGCGTTATAGATCATTTTTGGGAAATAACAAGCAAAACTGGAGATTCAATTTCTTATGGATATTCTGCGCTTAGAGATAGGGATGATGGATTTAGGTGCTATATGACTTTTTGGGATGCAGACATAGCGGTAACAGTTTTCGCAGAAAAGAAAGAAGCCGAAAAATTTGCAAAAGAGCAAGAAAAAAAATATGAAGTTATCCGAAAATGGCAAATGATATCGGAAGAAATGATTGGATATGTTCAGACAAACCATAACGGAACAAAATCATCACATTATTTAGTTGTCTTGCAGGGCAATATGATTTACAAAAAAATATCTTTTTGCTATCCATTTCTTTATAGGTTTAATTCACAGACAGAAATGCGCCATGCGCTTGGAAAGATGAAAAAGGAGATTGAGAAAAATATAAATGGTGTGGCAGAACGATGCGAAGTGATAAGAGTTGAATTTGAAGATATGTACCTTGTGAGAAATGGAAATTGGTCAAGTTACAAATATGCAAAAGATAACGGAGCTGTTACAAAATGAAAAATGTTTCACGTGAAACAATGGAGATAACATGACAGAACACATATCAATATCGGAGTACAGACGGCGTACAGCCGCGCAGAAGCCCTCAAAGTATCACAGTATAAAAACTATGGTTGATGGAATAGTGTTCGATAGCAAGGCGGAAGCGTGGCGATATGACGAATTGAAGCTGCTATTGCATTGTGGGGAGATCAGATCATTTGGATGCCAACCATCTTTTGTAATTGGCACAGGGATTCGATACCGGCCGGATTTTATCGTTTGTGACAAGGATGGCAGAATATGGGTGGAAGATGTGAAGGGGGTGGAAACGGCAGCATTCAAGATCAAAAAAAAGATGTTCAAGGAAAAATATCCATATTTGGAATTGAAAATAATAAGAGCATAGGAAGGGAGAAAGAATGAGCAAGTTTGTTTATTGCTCTAGTTACATTTATAAGGGTGAAAAGGGTGAGGTTTTAATAAGTTCAAATAGACAACTCACACCGCTTGGTGTATCTGAATACACCAAAATAGCATTAGAGCAGCAGAGGGGAATTACAGATATCGTGCAAACAGGATATAAATTGCATCATAGCTCTGAATTTTTCAAGCCAGAGAATTTTGCAAAATGGAAGGAAGGATAAATAAAATGGAAGGTAGAGAGGGTACAGGCATATTTTCTGATATGATTGAGCTTGATAAGCCGTTAGAAATGACAGCGCAAACAATATGGAGTAGAGGATCGCATTTCGAAACATTGTTTTGTGAGACAGAGCAAGAGCGTAAGTGGTACCTTTTTGGTGTAGAAGTCAAAAATGCAGAGCATCTTGAAGAAATCATTGCAAAAGAATATTCTGCAATGGAGCGTAACGAAGCGGCAATTGAGGAATGTAAGGCGGCGTTATTTTATGATAAGCCGGTGAATGGATTTTATAGAAATACAAAAGCGCGATCTGCATACGAAACAATCCTAAAGATATTGGAGGGAGATACATGAAGTGTGGAACGTGTAAATACCAAAAGCCGGAAGTATTCAAGGACAGCAGCGGTCACGTTGTATTTGTTGGACTGGGCTGCTCGAAAGGGCATAAAAAAGATTTTTTATGCGTTGGATATGAGCGCAGAAAAACATTTGCAGGGGAGGGAGAAGAATGACATATGAAATAATTCGCAAGGCGATTCTATCAGCAAGAAAATCACAAGAAGTAGCACAAGCAAAAACAGACAAGGTATATAGACTCCTTGACGGCATTGGCACAAATCTTGAAGCTGATTCAAAAGCAGAAAATGCAACGATCTTAGGTGACGCAATATCGTGTTTCATTGATTATGATGAGTATGGCATAGACAATATCATGGAAGAGATTGAGGCGGCTACGGAGGGAGAAAAATGAGAGATTGCCGAAGATGTCCTGCTTTTTATTGTGCGGATGGGTGCATCCTTAGGGTTCCAGAAGAGTTTCCTGGGTCTTTAACCGCTATGGGGTGCATGATGCCGCGCAGGGAAGTTGAAAAAAGATTAAAGAATGATCAATGCATACAGATATTGGAGGAAGAAGAATGAGAGAGATTTTGTTTAGAGGAAAAAGCAAAAATAATAAACAGTGGGCATATGGATTTTACTGCTTAATCAGCAACAATCACGGGATGCAACCATGCATTATCACGGGAACGGAGCGAGGTTGTTTTATTCCTGTGTTTGTAGACCCTGAAACAGTCGGAGAATTTACAGGGATTCTCGACAGGAACGGTACGAAGATTTTTGAGGGGGATGTTCTCGCGTCTGAAGCGTGGGCATGTAACATCATTGTCGTGTGGATGGATGGCGGATTTACAACAAAAGAAGGTGACTCGTCTCATAACCTTTCTGCCAACATGCGGGACGCAGACGGATTTGACATTGAAGATGTTGAAGTAATCGGAAACATACACGATAACCCTGAGCTTTTGGAGGAAGAAAAACCGACCCCGGCGGTATATCCGGGGAGAAAACAGGGAACACAAGAGCAAATGAGGACGGTAAAAAGGAGAGTTGGAGGAAGGAAAGAATGTTAAATGACGGAATGTTCACAAGCAAAACGGACCAGTGGTCAACGCCCGTTGATTTTTTTGACAAAATGAACAGCCAATACCATTTTGAAACCGATGTATGCGCCGATATAAAAAACTCAAAATGTAACCATTTCTTCGACGAATTGCAAGATGGATTGACTCAAGAATGGCGTGGAGTGTGTTGGATGAACCCACCTTACGGAAAAGAAATCGGAAAATGGGTGAAAAAGGCATATGAGAGTTCGCTAAGCGGAGCAACGGTTGTTTGCCTTTTACCTGCGAGAACAGATACAAGATGGTTTCACGATTACTGCGTTTTGGGCAAGATTGAGTTTATCAGGGGCAGGTTGAAATTTGGAGATAGCAAACACAATGCACCATTTCCGAGCATGATTGTCGTATTTAGAACATAGCAGATAGGAGGAAGAATATGGAATTAAAGAATTGTCCGTTTTGCGGCGGAGAAGCGCGTCTTGAGCATATGGGGTATCCGCATCATGTTTTCTGTGTGAAATGTTATTCCAGAACCATAGGGCGCGGAATGGAAAAAGACGGAGAACTATCTGCAATCACCGCATGGAACACACGACAGCCACGATTTACGCAAGAAGAAAAGGATGCGTTGGAATTTTTGAGATACGTTGCAGATTATATGCTCAACACGGAAGACAAGCCCAAATATCAGAAAAGGGCAACGGATGCTTCTGAAACAATTCGCGCAATGATTAAAGAATCGGAGGAAGAATAGACATGGGATATTTAGCTTGGTTTTTAATAGGAAGTGGCGTGGTGCTAATATTGTTTGTGTTAATGTTGGCGTGTAAAACAGCATTGACATTGCGCAGCGTAGAAAAAGAAAAAGAGAAATTTATAGAAGTGTTAGGAAGCGGTCCGAAAATATCGATGCAGGAACTGGAAGAAGGCTCTAAAAAAATACGAAAAATAATGGAGGATGTTGGAATGACAGCAGATGAAGCAAGTGAAAGCATAGAAGAATTTGCGAGAGCCTGGGGAAAGTTGGAAGAAAAATGACTGAAGCAGAAAAAGATATGACATATGGCGATGTTTATAAGGAATTTTGTAAAAAGATTGGCATTTCAAAAAAAATGATTTCAGATTACCGGCCGTGCGTTGACTTTTATGGGGTTCCATTTATACCGTATGCGATTGTTGTATGGTTAAAAATTGGCGGAACAATTATATATGTAGCAGAATGTTATCATAAGGAAGACTTGGACAAATGGAATAAGGCACAACATAGGGAGAGAGAAAAATGAATATAAACGAAATAAATGAATATGCATATAATCGTGCAGACAGTTATTCATTGGAGCAAAGGAGAGATTTTTTCAAGTCTATAAAGGAATACACGAATCATTCTCGCGTTCGCATTCCAACATTTGAATTGCCAGAAAATGGACAAAATGTAATATTTCAAGCCGGATCTGGTGCCGTTTTTTTGGGGGAATATATAAATGGTCGTTTTTTACATCTGCATGGAAGTTATTGCATCGGTGTTGTTTTGGGATGGACTGAATTACCGATATTTCCGAAAGAAGTTGAGCATGTTTTATTTCATAAACCAGACGGAACGATGCTTGAGGATAACGCATGAGTAAGATTGAATATTTTAACGAAGATTGCATGGTCGGCATGGCTCGATATCCAGATAAGTATTTTGATTTGGCTATTGTTGATCCGCCGTATGGAATCGGTAAAGATTGGAAAAAAAGAAACAAGGGGCGGGCGTTTGCGGAAACTTCATACAAAAATCAAACAATACCAGGTCAAGAATATTTTAGTGCACTTTTTAGAATAAGCAACGATGTGATAGTGTGGGGCTACAATTACTACACGGATTTTCTTGGAACAACTAACTATCTTATTGTTTGGGACAAGGTTTCCAATAAAAATCAAGTATTCCACTATTCAAAAGCCGAAATTGCATATACCACAAAAAAAATACCATGCAACCTAGTATCAATTCCTTGGGATGGGTATCGAATGGGAAAAGAAACAGGAAATAAAAAAATTCATCCGCACCAGAAACCCATTGCCCTATACAAATGGCTCTTAAAAAACTACGCCAAACCAAACGACAAAATACTCGACACACACGTCGGTTCTGCATCGTCATTGATTGCCTGTTACGATATGGGTTTTGATGCGGTGGGCTTTGAATTTGACAAAGAATATTTTGATATGTCGATGAAGAGACTTGAAGATTTTAAGCGGCAACCGAAAATTGACGAAATACTGCTAAACGAATATATACAGGGAGAATTTTAATCGTTAATTGAAACAGTCACTGGAAAAGAATATAATGTAAACAAAGAGTAAGGAGGGAAATATGAAAATTATCGAGAAAAAAATAAAGGATCTCGTTCCATATTCGGACAACCCAAGAAAGAATGATCCTGCGGTTGATGCAGTTGCGGCCAGTATAAAAGAATTTGGGTTCAAAGTTCCAATTATTATTGATATAAAGAACGAGATCATCGCCGGTCACACACGGCTTAAAGCGGCGAAGAAGTTAGGGATGGCATCAGTACCGTGTATTATCGCGGATGATCTAACAGATGAGCAGGTGAGGGGGTAACGAGAAATGCAAAGAAAGAAGAAAGCACCTGCTAAAATGGGAAGGCCGAAGAAAGCTATTGATTTTACCGTAGTGGATAAATTATGCGGATTGCAATGCACCGGAGAAGAAATTGCATCATTCCTCGATGTGGATTATGACACTTTATGCCGAAGATGTGTATCTGAAAAGGGGAAAACATTTGCGGAGTATTTCGATCAAAAAAGGAAGATCGGCAAGGTGAGTCTAAGAAGACACCAATTCCAAGCCGCATCAAACCTTAATTCGACTATGCTCATATGGCTCGGCAAGCAGTTTTTAGGGCAGCGAGACCAGTTGGATCTTGATTTGTCTGGAGGGGTTGAAGTACATACTGATAATATCAATCTAAAGAAACTATCACAAAAGGAGCTTGATGAGCTTGAACGAATCACTCGCAAAGCTACAGAGAATAGAGAATGAGCAAGCGTCGCGGTCGTTAAGAAGATTTGTATTAGAAACATTCCCCGATTATGACGAAAATTGGCATCATGCGCTTATCATGGAAAAGCTCGAAGAATGGGCGTTCGGGGATTGCAACAGGCTAATCTTGGATGCTCCACCTCGCCACGGAAAAAGCGAGATATGTTCCCGGCGATTGCCTGCGTATATATTCGGGCGCAATCCGGATGCAAAAATCATAGCAAGTTCTTATGGTTCGGACCTAGCACGAAGAATGAACAGAGATGTTCAAAGAATCATTGACGATAAAAAATACAAGGCAATATTTCCAGACACTCGATTATGGGGAAAGAATGTCCGGGCAGATGCGGCCGGTACATATATGCGGAATAGCGACATCTTTGAAATAGTCAATCACAAGGGTGTATATGTAGGATCTGGAGTTGGCGGAGCCATTACAGGAATGGGCTTTGATTATGGAATCATTGATGATCCGTACAAGAATAGACAAGATGCAAGCAGCGCGATAGTTCGGCAATCGATATGGGATTGGTTTGTGTCAACTTTTTATACTCGCAAAGAGGGCAAAGCGAAAATCTTAATAATTATGACTCGATGGCATGAGTCGGATATTGTTGGCACGTTGGATTTTATGCAGAAGAATGATCCGACATTTGAAAAGTGGGACCGGTTATCATTGCCGGCTATTGCAGAAAAAGATGATAAGTACCGAAAAGAGGGCGAAGCGTTATGGCCGAATAAGTACCCGATTGATGTTTTATTGGAGACGAAAAAGCTTTTAGGTGGCTATGAGTGGAGTGCTTTATACCAAGGAAACCCAACTCCGGCTGAAGGTGGTATAATAAAGAGGGATTGGATAAAGATATATAAAACACCGCCAAGCAAGTTCGATGAGGTTATTCAATCTTGGGACATGGCTTTCAAGGATACAACATCCGGATCTTTTGTTGTTGGTGAGGTATGGGGGAAGATCGGAGCCGATCACTATATACTCGATCAAGTACGGCGAAAAATGGATTTTGTTGAATCAGTCAAGGCAATAAGGTTAATGACTGCAAAGTGGCCTATAGCAAGAGCGAAGATCGTAGAAGACAAGGCGAATGGTTCGGCAGTAATCAGCACATTGAAAAGATCTATACCGGGCTTGATTGGGTTCACGCCGAAAGGATCAAAGGAAAGCAGGCTGTATGCAGTATCACCAGTGTTTGAGTCGGGGAATGTATATGTACCGATCCGGGAATGGACGCAAGACTATATTGAAGAATTAGTGAGTTTTCCCAATGGTACAAATGATGATCAAGTGGATTGTACATCACAGGCACTAATAAGGTTGACAAAACCGGCTGCATTGCAGACAATGAATAAAAGGGCATTGGGTTTGTAGGAGGAATAGATATGATAGTAAGAAAAGAAGCACCTATAACAACGGCAGCACTTGAAAGCGTGTTGACTGAATTTGAAACAGAGAAAATGCACATCGAATATTTGAAAAGACAGTACATAGCAGATCAAGATATCTTGAAACAGCCATTGATAGGGAGCGATAAGCCAGATCATAGACTTGTCAATAACTTTCCAGGATATATTACGACCGTACATACTGGATATTTTATTGGACAGCCGGCAAAATATTCTTCTGAAGATAAAGATTTGCTCGAAGATATAAAAGAGGTGCTCGAATATAATGATGAACAAGAACATAATTATGAGTTATCAAAAACGGCAAGCAAGTGCGGAGTGGCAAAAGAATTATATTATATTGACGAGGATGGAATGTTCCGTATAGCACAAACAGAGCCGGAAGAAATTATAGTTATATATGATGAAACGATAGCAAGAAATATAATTGGGGCTGTGCGCAGGTGGGTTGATGCAGATGAATATGTCCATGCGGTAGTATATGACAAAAGAAATATGTATCCATTCAAAAGCAATTCAACCGACAAGGCGGTAACATCAATGGTGATGGATGGGGACATAGAATTGCATAATTTTGATGATGTTCCTGTCAGTGAGTTTTTAAACAACAGAGAAGAAATTGGAGACTATGAAAAAGTAATAACATTAATAAATGAATATGATCAGTCGCAATCAGAAACGGCAAATGATTTCGCTGCATTTACTGATGCGTTTTTGGCTCTTTATGGATGTTCCGGAACAACCACAGAAGAAGTCAGCAAAATGAAAAATGATCGAGTCCTTGTTTTGCCCGATGGTGCAGAAGCAAAATGGTTAACAAAAACAATACAAGACGCAGCAAGTGAAAATCATAAAAACCGATTGGAAGCAGATATACATAAATTTTCATTCACGCCCGATCTTAGCGATGAATCATTTGCAGGGAATACATCTGGAGAAGCGATGAAATATAAATTGTGGGGGCTTGAACAAATGGCCGTCCAGAAAGAACGTTGTTTCAAAAAAGGATTGCAGCGCAGATTTGAAATCATGTGTGAATGGTTTAAGGCAAAAGGATCTACATATAATTATCGTGATATTAACATTGAGTTTACACGAAATATGCCAAAGATTATTAAAGATATGGCAGAGGTTGTTCAAAAGTTAATAGGCATTGTTCCAAAAGAAATATTATTTAATCTGCTTCCGTTCATTGATAATGTTGAAGATGCAATCGAATTGCTTAACAAAGAAAAGGCCATTGATTTGTCAAAATATGAAAATATTGAAGATAATAATGAAAAGGATGAGCCAGATGAGGTGAACGATGCCGGAGCAGAAGAAGTTGGACAAATTGACGAAACAACTTGAAGATGAAGAGGAAAAGAAAGTATATATTGAGTATGCCAAACGGCAGAAGAATATTCGCAATATTCTTGCGGCAACAGTAGCGGCCGGAATAGTCACTTGGCCGGATCTGCAACGCGATGGAAAATATGCGAAGTTGCTCATTAAAGTTAATGCAGAGATCAGCACGTTGAATTCATCTGTTGGGGCTATTTTATCGGCATCTACATTCGAGCAATATGCAAATGCTTTTTATCAGTCTGCATATGCAATAGACAAGGCCGCATCTGGAGTAAAGATATCATATAAGTTATTGAATGAAAATGTTGTGAAGAAGGCAATTGAAAATCCATTGAGCAATTTGGCCATAGCAAAAAATAATGAATTATTGAAGATCGGGATTGACCAGGCAATTACTCAATCATTTATCCAGGGAGAGGGTTTTCCTAAAATGGCAAAGAGGGTTCAAGAAGCAATGGGCGATAAGGCAAAAAATGTTATGGCCATCGCACGCACAGAGGGGCATACGGCAGCTAATCAAGGCAAAATGGATTCCGCAGCAGTAGCAGAGAAAGCCGGAGTTAATATTGTCAAGGTGTGGGATGCAACGTTAGATAGTCGGACAAGATCAGAACATGGCTCGATGGATGGACAGAAAAGAAAACTCGATGAGAAATTTTCTAATGGCCTAATGTATCCCGGAGATCCTGCAGGCAGCGCATATTGGGTAATCAATTGCCGTTGTGCGATGCGCCAAGAGATAGATGGATATTCTCCAAAAGTTCGCAGGGTTGACGGTGAAGTGATAAAATATAAGACATATGATGAATGGCTAAAGGGCATAAATTAGGAGGGAATATGATTTTTATTGCCGGTCCATGTTCCATTGAGAATGAACAGTTTATTGATATTTGCAAAGGGGTAAAGAAAGCAGGGGCAACACATATCCGTGGTGGTATATTCAAGCCTAGGTCAAGCCCATTCCGATGGTCCGGATTAGGATTTGAGCAATATGATCAAGTCAAAGAATGGATTATTGAAGCAAAGCGTGTTACAGGACTACCGTTTGTTTCTGAAGCGATGAGCGCGAAACATCTTGAAAAGATGTATGATATTGTAGATGTTTTTCAAGTTGGTGCAAGAAATCAACAAGATACTGAATTATTAAAAGAATTTGGGCGGCAGAAAAAGCCGGTTTTATTGAAGCGAGGAATGGCCACAACAATAGAGGAATTTGTTATGGCTGCAGATTTTATTATAAATGAGGGCAATTCCAATGTAACATTATGTGAGAGGGGAGTGCGAACGTTTGAGACGTATACTCGTAACACGTTTG